ACATTCAGGGTTGTCTAATAAAGAAGGAAGGAGGACTCGATAGAGGACTCACTTCCTTCCCAGAGAGCGGGTCCACCCTTCCCTCTCCCTGTATAGATGGGGACCCTCAAGAAACCCAGGTGGGGACTGACTTCTTACCAGAAAGCATTCTTGCTCTTTTTCGTTGGTCTAAGTCCATTCCGAAAGCCATATGAGAGGCTGCAGCTTCAGGATCATCAAGCCAAGCTTGCATCATGTCATTCCAATCATCACGCTTACGAGTATTCATTGCTTCGTGAGCGGAGATTGCCATAGCATCTGTGTAATATTTAACACCTTGAGCTAAGCAGTCGAGTCTGTCGTCATGTTTAACGGCACCTTTTTCTCGACACATCCGACTCATTTGATAGAAGAGCATGTATAGGAGTCGTTCTTCAGGTGCAGCATCAGGGTTTGATTTGAAGTCCCAGTCGACAACAGAACGATCGACAACAAGACGGTGCTGATTAAGAACAGGTTCAAGGGCGTCGATAATTCTGTCTTCTTTTCTGACATTAGCTCGTACCTCTTCTATGTCGATTAGTTGTTTCGTTTGTTGGAGGTGTTTTTTAAAGAGTTCAGAAACGATACCATCACCGAAGTTAGTTTCAATGAGGAGTTTAGTGACATTATATTTTTTACAACCACGAAGGATATCTAGCAAAGTCTTATCTGAGTACCCGTCTCTGTACGCACGCATTTCATGCATGTAGAGGAAGCCGTTTTTCTGAGATAAGAAGCATGCGGCAGTTTCGTCTGTTCCTCTACCCGACGGATCAATTGAGCATATTGTCTCTGTGTACGGCGTCCACTCTCCAGCGAGCTGCATTGGAGAGTAAAAATAATCTCCTGGGAGACCGACTGTGGGTAGATCTTTAATAACGTTAGAGGGGTCAGAGCACCAGACGACATTGTCAGGAGCAGAGGAAGGATTGACAGAGGTAATAACCAAGTCTGCCATTTTAAGAGGGAACTTTTCTGCATCACTAAGGCTTGTATCTAACATGAACTGGAGCATAAAGTTGCTCCTACCCATTGAGGCTTCGCGTTCTAGAAGGTCCAGGTCGTCGAAACGGTCCGGGTCCGTAACCGCCCACGCTTCCGCACCGTTTTCGATATCGTCTTGCAGCTGTGGCGCGAGCAAATTTTCGTAATTTTCTTTTTTACGCGGGTAACGGGCTGTCCATACGAACGGACGATAGTTACGCTCGGCGAGTTTACGATATATGGTGAAAGTGGTCTGGGGTGTTCCAAGAAAAATAATACGGGAATCATCTTTAGGCGTAAGGATAGACTCAACTTCGGTGACAAGTTGAAGTAACTTTTCTCTCATGAGTTCAGTCATGGAGTTACCAGGAACTTCGATGTCGTCAAGGATCATCAGGTCAGCACGACTACCAGTAAGCTGACCAGTAATTCCAACTGATTTAACTGAAGGAGCCTGGTGTGGTGAGCAATTAACGTCAAACGATATTCGAGCCCAGCGGGAATCATCAGATTTAGGGCGCAAATGAGAAAGCCATGGAGTTTCAATGATCAGTTTTTGGAGGAAGATGGACATGTTGTCGGCACGTTCTTTAGATGCCGAGATGATCATGATTTTCTTTTCAGGATCGTTAAACAATGTCCATAGAACGAATGCACCAGTAATCCAGCTTTTACCAACACCACGAAAAGCTTGGACTTGAAGTCGTTTAGGACCGTTTTGTAGGTAGTCTGCAATAGCGTATTGAGCGCGTGTAGGTTGTGGGAGATCAAGCTGCTGCCATAAAGCTTGCAGAAACAGCTTGAAATCGCCGTGTAAGAGGCTTAAAGTATCCATTAGGTATCATCTACCGTTTTTTACTTTTCTTCCCCCTTGCAGGCGCTTCTGCGCGTGGTTGAACATCAGTAAGGTCGGGGAGGAATGTACGGTTGTAAGCATCAGCGAATTGCTTAGGTGTAATAAACACGTCTTTATTCATAAGGGGAAGCCCCCCGAAGGGGGCGATAGAGATCAATAGTTACGGTTGCCTGGGTAGCCAGCGCGAAGAGCGCGTGACTTCTTCTTCTTCTCGGTTTCTTTTTGAGGAGTGTTCTTACGTAGCTTCTTAAGGTCAGCTACATCACGAGAGAAACGGTCCTTACGTTCTTTACCTTCAGGTTTACGGAAGGGATTCTTAGGAGCTTTCTTACGAGCATCAGCGGCAATCTTCTTACCGAGTGCTTCTGCTTCTTTGGTTTTACCAGCCTTCCTGAGACGATCGTATTCTTTATTACGAGCATCTTTAGCGTAAGCAGCAGACTTCAAGCTTTGAGGTTTAGAAGGTGCTGAAGAGACTGGAGTACGTGCTGGGACCTTACCAGCAGGTTTGAGGGTAGGTTTGAGGGTAGGTTTCTTCTTGTCGGTAGGTGAACCTTTACCTGTACCTTCCTTAGGCGGGATGTTCGACATTCCCCGCTTAGCTGGCTTAGTCTTAGGCTTGGGCTTAGATTTTTTTACTTCACCTTGAACACCAAGACGTGACATCTTGGATTGACCTTTCTTGCCAATGGTCTGTGCCATCTTTTCGGCAAGATAGAAACCAGCAGTTTGTGCAGCGAATTGACGTGCACCTGAAGCAAGGCGTCCTTTACCAGTAGAAGCCTTTGCTCGATCAACAGCAGCATTTACACGATCGGCACCGTAGAAACGGTTGGCTGCACCTTTAGGTTGTCCGACACGAGTTCCGCCTTTAGTCCCCTGCGCAGCTCTATTAGCTTTAGCAGCGGCTTGTGCACGTCTTGCAGAAGGTTGACCTTTAGGTTGTGTTTTACCTTTAGGAAGTGCCTTAGGTGACTTAGTTTTAGCAGATGGAAGCTGTTTAGGCTGGTCAACTTTTACTTTGACCTTTTCTACGCGTTGAGATGCAGGTAGGTTATTAGGACGTTTGACAAGATCACCTTTACCTTGTGCGGTACGGACAGTCTTACCTTTAGTACCTTTAGCAGCTTTCTTAAGTTTGTCGGCGGCTGCACTCTGCTTAAGGGTTTTCCTCATACCCCGTGCAAACGTTTCAAGTTGCCTACGTGCCAAGCGGTCACGACGGAGACCACGTTGGAGCTTGGCTCTATTTGAGGATGCGGTGGTCTTCCCTTTACCAGGAAGTTTCTTAGGTGCTTTCGCTGCTTGTTCTTGTGCTTTCTTAGCAGCAGCTTTCTTTGCACGTTGTTCCCGAAGGAGCCTACGCTGTCGAGTAAGCATCGACTCGGGCTTTTTCTTTTTAGCCATTAGTATAATTAAGAATGATTTGTTCCCTTAATGGATTTTGAAAGCGAGCTATAAATTCTCGCCAATGTGTTGATCCCTTTTCCTGATTACAACTGGGACAAGAGCAGACGAGGTTGCTCGTGTCATCTCTCCCGCCATGATACTTAGGATGAACATGGTCAAGAGTAAGATCGGATAAGTCATAAGTCTTTCCACAATAAATACAAGTGTTGTCAAAGTATTCCTTGATATTGCGCCTCCACAGGCGCTTGGCTTCTGAAGAGGTCATGGCTATCAAGTTGTATATGTAATGATCAGGAGTAGGGAGAGGGGTCATGCTGCCTTGATCTTAAGTTTAAAGTTAGACTTTTTGTTTTTAGCTTTTGCCTTATGAACGGGCACATACATTTTCATGTGCGGATCATAATAGACATCAGACTTAGTCTTCTTCTTTACTGGATCATTAATGGAAGCCCATTTTTTCTTTTTAGCCATAGCAAATTCATTTTATAGAACGGTTCTTACGTGCAGAAATAGTTACCAGTCCATTCTTTCCATGATGGACATCTGGTCCACCTTTACCTTCTAGTCCGTTCTTACGACGGTACTTTCTAGTTTCAGCGTTCTTTTTCTTACGTGCAGGTTTCATTGCTGCTTTCAATGACGAAGCTTTATGCTTCTCATCCGCTTCTGGATTGTTGCGATAGAACTTAGCTGTTCTACCTAACTTGTTATACGGAAGTTTCTCTCTTGCCATAGAGCCTCCGCTGTACCATTTCAGGGTCAATTTCTGGCATTACGTTTGCCAGTTTGTGTAGGGGGTTACCTTCAAATGCAACACCACTAATGTCGTTAGTTTTTAACCAATCACAAGCTGCTTTCAAATCTTGGGTAGTAGCCTCACCCGACTTAATGCGGGCGAGGAACTCCTTAGTGACAAGATTATGCAACTCATTAAATTGATCTTCAGTTGCTTTCTTTTTTGCCATTTGATATTTATGGTTGAGCGGCTTCTAATGCTTCGATACGGGTAAGGGCTTCCTGCAGTGCTTTAGTAAGTGTTGCGATGATTGACATATCTTGGATTGAATCAACAACTTCAGAATTCTCTGTCAATTGCCCGCCGTCTCGAGTAACAGGTGCTTGCCCGTTACCTACAAACGGAGTGATTAGTGTGGTTGTTGTGGTATCTACACCAGCTTCATCAGTCGTGGTTATTTCTTTTGATCTAGACCACGGTGCAAAACTGACGTAATTTTCACCACCCAACTCGTACACTTCTTCAGCAACAAAGCCGTATGCAGTTTGATTAGAGTTGTAGTCTTCCCACGCTCTGACCTTCAAATTCTTTACAAAGTCAGAGGCAGTTGTATTACCAGGTACGGCAAAATCACGGACATTGGTTTTATAACGCCTTGATGATGTATACCTTTGAAGTCTTCCGTTAGACGCAATTCTAACGTTAGCGCCACCACCACTACTAGCAACGTCATTGTAGGCACCAGTAGATCTTAGATAACCAGTGACACTAACTTCACCACCAAAGAAAGCTGTTGCGTTGCCAGCGTGATAGCAGGCAAAAGAGCTTGCAAAACCTGATGAAGAGGAACTAATGTTGGAATAATAGCCAGCGCCTCTAGTGGTAACATTACCTGGTTGCGTAGAGTTAAAAGTTGCATTAAAGCAAAATGCACTACCTGTGTCTTGAACACATCTCAGTACACTTTTAAATGTACCTATGCCAATAATAGAAGAAGTTTTAACGTTAGAGCCTACAACGTAGCCCCTAAACACCTCTCCACCTTGAGTGGCTGTAGTGGATATAACTAACCCGGATGAGGAGAGCCTACATCCAACATTTGCTCCACTGTTTGCATCTGCACTAGGAACTCGAAGATCAGAACTGGCAGTAAGCCTACCAGTGAATGCTGCATCACCATTATTAGTTAGCGTGCCATTAACTACTGCACCAGTAGGATTTATCGAAAATTTAGTATTTCTGTCTGAAGCGAAAATCATGGTATGATCGCGTGTATCATACCTAATTCTTCCTAAGTCTTTTTCACCTACTTCAGAAGATGTACCCATATCAATACCACAAATGTCACCTGTTATGCGGCTAATAGAGTTTGATCCAGGTCCAGAGCCAGTAGCCCAAGTACCCGTCACCTTAATGTCATCTTCAAACGTGAGGCTATCAGTAACACTATTCCGACCATCTCTAAAGACTAGTTCGTTGGTAGTAATCGTGTCAGGCAGCTGTGCGTTGGTGGCGTGGACGACGACAGAGTGTCTTTGGTTTTGACGTGTGCTTCCATCCTCAAGAACGCACGTAACTTCAAAACCAGTTGTTGTCTGATTTTGAACTGTCAGAAATCGATTTCGATCCGCATCGCCAGCAATTTGTGCTACTACTGCATAATCATTGGTGGGCATGGGAGTGCCGAATGTATACACATATCTCCCAAAGGATGGGGACGTGCCAGAAAGATTAAATGAACTTCTTGCATTTCCATCAAATTCCATGAAAATCCAAGCATCTGCACCCGTTCCACCTTGAGGGGGCAGGGCGTTGCTGGCGTGGACGGCGAAGGTGAATGCGGTATCGGCATTAACGTTATCAAGATCGCGGGCGAGGACCCTAAAACCAGTAGCACTCACACTGTTTGTTCGCATACTTCTACTGCTGGATCCCTTGGCGGTAACAACTATGGAATAGTCAATGTCGGGCATCGGCGTAGTAAAGACCACGTCGTAAGTGCCTTCACTTACATAAGTGACCGAAGCAACGTTGAGTGAGTTTCTAAGACCTCCGCTGCTACCAACGGAACCCCAAGCACTTGCACCGTTGTAGTTAATCGTGGTAGAAGAGCCGCCACTAGAAGACTGGACCATCCATTTTTCACCGTCCCACAGGTACGTCAGACCATTGCTAGTGGAGTTAGGTGTAGAAGTAGGGCTAAAAATATTAGGGGGAGTCTGAACCCCAGGATTAGTAGGAAAATTTAGAGCCATTAGTTGTTACCTCCTTCAAGTGTGGCGATGCGAGCTTCTAGCTCTTCGTTTTTAGCGATGGTTTCTTGCAATGCTTTGGTAAGCAATGGGATTAGCTTGGTCTGGTCAACACTTTGGTAGACAGGGCGAGTTCCCGTTTGAACCCAGGTCTCGCCGTAGGGCATTGCCTCGGGTTCAGTTACATCTGTAGTAACTACACCTGCAGCATCGGTAAGGGTACCAATTGCTTCCTCTTCGTCTTTAGTTCCAGATACAGCCCTTGGGCTAACTTCAGCAACTTCGTGAGCTAAGAAACCATCAAAGATACGAGCTGTATCGCCAATAAAATTGTATTGATAAGGATTGAGCTGCTTAACTCTATCAATTGCATTAGGCAATGACGTAATGTTTTCCTTTAATCTATAGTCAGAAGTGGTTGTATATTTGACTGCATTTGCCCCATCAAGCTCAATTTTACCTGCTTGAGTTCCAGAGGTACCTAGAGAAGCTGTATACACAAACCTAATAAGTTGTGCGTTATCATTGCCAGCTCTGACTATATATAAGTTTGCATTGGATTCTGAGGAACGACTAAGTGTTGAAAAAAATTCGCCATCAGCGCCGATCTTTACGCCAACTCCACCAGAGCCGTTGTAATTCGGTAAAGCATTTATATCCCCTGCAACATGTAAGGTGCCTCTAAAATAATTTCTCGCGCTGCCTACGGCTAAGAAGTTATAGTTAGTTACTCCTTCTTCAGTTGATGTGGATACATTTGATCTAAACCCGCTTACCGTAACAGTTGAACCTGCTGCGGCTTTAATACCATCTTCGTATATTCTGTTGTCGTAACAGGCTACGTCGGCATCTCTTGTGAATCTAAAAGGCGTTGAGTTTCTAAATTGCCCATAAAAACAAGACAACCTTCCTGTATCTAAATCTTTGTCTCCTTCATCATCGTGCGTAATACGCACGTAGCTTGACATCTGCTCAGTTCTAGTAGCGCCTGTCGGCTTAAAATACTGAATCGTGCCGTATGGAATATCAGTAAATGTTTGAGTAATACCCGTAGTGCTAGCAGCAGTTCCAGTAACTTCAAAGCTTGAAGCGCCCGTCACACTAACTCCAGCTTCGTGGGTGGTAACTTGACTGAAGGTAACTGGTTCAGTAAAACCATCAGCAGGGGCAGCATCAACCCAAGCATTGGTGTAATAGATATAAAGTCGACCAGAATCACTATCCCACCACAGGTCTTCATTGCTAGGTGAAGAGGGTGCATTACTAGAGATCGTTACTGATGAAGTACTGTCAATAAGATCTTGAACATACTTTTTAGTGGTGAGAGTCGTATCACTATCACCTGTAACAGTGGCAGCACTAGTGATTTTACCTGTAGTACCAGAAAGGGTAATGTCACTGCCAACAGAAGCTGTGTCAGTAACAGTAAGGTTGTTAGTGGCGGTAGTACCAGCCGTCGTAAAGCCCCCAGCAGAGATGCTATTAGTGGTAGTAGAGCCAGCGTTAGTTACAGCTTGGAGATTAGGGGTTGTAGTAACTGAATAAATAGACCAGTTGCTACCATCAAAAATAATTCGATCATTTGTACCAATACCAACACCTTCTATACCAGTCCAACCTGTGGTGACAGTACCAGCGGTAGTGTTGATATAAAGATCACCGTTTTCATATTCACTAAGTGGAGGTGGAGTTGTTGTTGCATCAATAGTACCTTTATATACAACGGTACCCTGAACACTACCAATAGTAAGCCAGGTAGTACCATTCCACAGCATGACATCACCTAGTTCATTGTCAAAAACCATAAGTCCAGTAGGACGTTGGTCTCCAGACAATGCGCCGCGTTGTGCAGTTGTTAGAGAAAGAGGCTGCAATCCTCTTGCGTTTATAATTGCCATTATTGAAGAATTGCTAGTAATCGGGTTTTAAGGGAATCAAAATCAGTGCTATCAGCAACAGCTACTCGAATTGCATCTAAACGGGCATCAAGTGCATCTGTAAGATTTTCAAGAAGATCAATTTTAGAAACAATAATATCGTTTAGTTCTTGCTGAGAAGCACCGTAAGAGAGCCCATAACCAGAAGGTAATGCAGTAAGCGGTACAAGTGAACTAGAAATATTAGTCCGCCAATCACCAGTAGCTGATCGGAAACCTTTAATGGTAACCCACATTTCAGAACCAACAATAGGTGCACTGGTAAAAATAATCTTACCGCTAGCGTAGTTATAATCAACGCCAGGTTGCTGAATTACACCATTAACACTGATAGTGAAATCCCATACAGAGTTTGCATCTGGATTACCCGAAAGAGTGAATTCAGTACGTGTAGAATCTGCTGGTTCTGAAAATACAGCATTAGTTGTTGTAGATACCTGAATAGAATCAAGCTTTGCTTTATCAGCAGCAGACATTGATCCAGCAGCAGAAGCAGTTGCTGCAGAGATAGAAACGACAGGCTCTTCAGAAGGGTCTGTTACGGAAATAGGTGCTACACCAGAAACGCTAGTAACCGTGCCTGGTTTAGAACCAGGGATAATGCTATCAAGCTTGGTCTTATCATTTGCAGACATTGAGCCTGCAGCAGATTGAGAAGCAGCAGTAATCCCAATAGAAAGAGTGGTACCACTAATGCTGCCTGTAATAGGAGCAGTAGCAGACACAGTATCTACTTTGGTATCAAGTTCATTATCAATGTCAATGACAGAACCTGCTACACCAGCCTTAGCCTCTTGTGCAAGATAAAGGAGTTGCTCGAAGTTGTCGTTTAGGTCAGATGCACGGACTGCTGAACCAGACTGAAAGACAGCATCAATGTTGGCATCAGCAGTGCAACGATAAATCCTAAAGGGTCCAGAAGGAGCTGTAGTAAATACAATGGATTGAGGGTTACCATTAGCGGGTGCAAAGCCAGTGGTAGGGATATTGCCGTATGGGGGTGCAGAACCAGTACGTACCCTCAGATCATTAGCGTTCTGGTAATTAAAGGTAATAGTAAAACTAGTCGTAGAACCATCACCTGTAAAATCATTATGTGAAGAAGTTGGAGTACAGGTCATTAGTATTTAACATCAAGGATTTTTTGGGCTTCATCAAGTTCAGCAGCACGGCTGGTATCACCACTGCGTCTTGCCTGGATTTCGAGTTCTTCAAGAGCCTTAGCATTTTCAAGTTCAATGACACGAGAATTTGCTTCTCTCAGTTCAGCCCATGCAGCAGCTTTAGCTTCCTCAAACACAGCTCTAATTTGATCACCATGAAGGGTTGCGTTAGTAGGGTTTTGAGTTTCACCGTTTGCATGAGCACGTTCCATATCAAGAATGGAAGCCATGATATCAGGATTTTTAGCAAACAATTTCTGGAACCGTTCCTCAAGGTTTTGCTGGCTCAGATAAAACTGGAAATCAGATTGAACGTCAGGGAACCCTTCGAGAGAGATACCACCAGGACCAGTAGTAAAAGTCTGGTGCAGGTTCACAGAGGAACGCATGATCAAGTCACGAGTTTGAGAACCAACAGTATTGATCTTGAATGGAAGTACAGCATTAAGCATGCGGGTCATAGGGTCCCAGTCATTCAGAGGTTTGCCATCAAAGATGTCAAATCTGTATGGGAGCTTTCCATCTTCACTAACTAGCAGATCAGACCAAAGGTTACGGTTACGGATGGTCTCAACAAAGTTACCTTCGAGTTCACGCATACCAGGGTTAACCAACTTACCAATCTCATTCCTCATTGAAGAAAGTGGGATTTGGTTGTTAAGGAGGTTGGCAGCAATTGCATCAGGACTACGTCCCTTACCAGTAAGAAGATCGGATAGGTTCATCAGACCAGCCATAAACGTTTTATTAGTAACGTTTGCGCTCAACATGTAAGCAGCACGAGCCAGCATGTCTTCTGTCCATTGTTCACCCATGGGAGCAGACAAGTCACCAACATCAGCAACATAAGCAAGCAAAGCATTAAATGGTTCGAGTGATTCATAGCTCACCCACTTACCACCAATCTTGATAGAGCGTGCTTGCCATTTACCAGATTGTTCCCATGCCTTACGAAGCTTGTAGTCTGGTGGTCCGTTGCCAGACAGGTTTCCGCCAAGATAGATACTGGAAGCAAGACCAATAAAACCAGCTCCAATAGCTTGACGACCTTTTAAAACAGCCTTAGCTTCTTGAAGTTGATCAGCAGTCTTGATTCCGTACTTAGTAAGTTCAGGATCACCAAGCTTACCGAATTGAATATCACGGGCTTCTTTAAGAACAAGGTTAAGACCAGGCGTGTACTTAGTAGACAATTGAACTGCGTTGATTCCAGTCTTCATAAAGAGACCGACAAACGGTTTAATCAATGGAAGTTGTTCAGTTGCAGATTCAATACTTTGTGCCCATTTAGGCATCTCACCAGTCAATGCAGCTTCTTTCCATTTGAAGTTTGCGTAGTCATCTGCAAGCTTCCCGTTACCAGCCCATACTTTTTTATTAAAGCGTTTCTCAGCTTCACGTACAGCAGCTTTAAATTCCATATCACCCATAGCACCACCAGCTTCCATCATGCGGTCATAGACCTCACGGAAAGCTTCAGCACGCTTGGTGCCTCTATAGATCAGCTGACCAAAGAAGGTATCAGATGCTTTCATGATCCGTGGACCATAAGAAAGGAAAGGGTTCGTGTTCAAACCACGCATCATTGAGTACGTGTTAAACAAGGCTTTTTCACCAGCAGTACCTTGAGACTGGTAGTAACCTTTAATGGCATCAAACTCATCGACATCAGAAAGCTTTGTATAACCACGGAAGTCACCACCGTTATCAAAGAATGTCTTGTAATCAGCCACAGCTTTAGACCAAGCTTCAGACAAGCCTTCAAGCATTCCACCTAGTTCAGACCAAGCAGCCATACGTGTACGTCGGTTACCAGTGCCAGGTAGAACAGTTCCAACAATGGTTGCAGCAGGTCGCATGACAGTATTCATGCCAGTACCAATGACAGCACGAACAGGAGTCTTAGGTCCAGACAACATGGAGTTGATACCCATGGTCATCATTTCACCAAGAATCTTGTTTCGTTCATGCTTATTACCTCGCATGCCACCTTTGAACTTATGAGCAAAGAAGTCAGCCATATCAGCCATCGTCATTAGGTTGCCATTAGAGGCAGCCGTGAAATAACGGAAGGCATCAAAGAGACCACCAGACTCATCCTTACGGATAACTTCAACGAGAAGGTCAACTTGTTGTTGTGCCTTAGTTGCAGCCTCTTCTGCAAGCTCTTGAGCAGTCTTACGAGCAGTCTTAGTGCCCGTCTGCATATCACGCAACTTACCTGAAATGATTGAGGTAGTGCGCATGCGTTGTACTTGAAGAGCTTTATAGCGGGTAGCTAGCTCATCGAACATTCCACCAGGAACCATGCTGTCAACGACACCATCAACACTGAAAGAAGCACGAGCGATGTCACGCATCTCTTTAGAGATTTGACCAAGCACAACGTCAGTCATCTGAAGCTGTGCAGTCGTCAAGCCACGGATACCAGGAAAGTCTTTGGTTTGTCCGTAAATATCAGCAGCATCATCACCAAAAGCATAGATAAAATCTAGCAATTGTTGAGGTGTATATTCAGTGAGTCGTCCCTGGGGACCAAGGAATTCCTGTAGCACATAAGCTGCATAGATGAAGTCATCAATGATTTCTTCTTTAGCCTTACCTTTATAGAGCTGAGTGAATTCCTCGTTCTTAGTAAGAGCAATAGCATTTTGTTTGATGAAGTCAACATCAACACCTGATTGCTCAGCCATACGATGAATCTGAGCAGTGGTCGCCACACCACGGTTAGTACCACGGCGGCTGCCAATGTTCGTACGAATATCGATCTGATCTCGTACAGCACCCATCAGGTTGTCAGTACCAGAGGAGAGAGGTTGGTTTTGATACTCAGTCTTATCGGCTGAATAGTATGCACCAGGACGGGGATTACCTTTAGCAAGGTCAGCCTCAAGCTGGTCAGCACCAATCTCAAGTGCTTGTGTACCTTGCTTCGTGCTATAGCGTGAATAGTCACGCATATCACCCCAGTCCATATTTTTAGACTTAGCCATCTTTTCCATCAGACCGTAGCGGTCAAGATCGTCAAGTTGCTCCCATTTGACTTTGTCGCCAGGGAGAGTCTTGAGATTACGGAAGTCTTCGATAGTTACATCATCAGCAAAAGCACCAGATTTCTTCAATGCTTTGAAGGTATCAGCTTCGTACTTAGTCTTAGCTGCAGCTTCGACCGTGGCGGTCTTCACGTTGTACTCAACCTTTTCTTGAGCCTTAAGCACCTCATCGGTCTGTGAGAGGCTCTTGGTGATGTCTTTAGTAGGTTTGGTTACTTTGTTATCAGGAATCTCCGTAAACTTCCTGACGAGGTTTCCACCGCCCTCTAGGGCAGCTCCAAAGACTGAACCAATACCCATACTCTCGAAGACATTAAGTCCAGCACGTTGAGCAGGGGAAAGGTCACGACCATCCTCTAGACCAAAGATGTTCTCAGCAAGTACAGGGTTAGCTTTGACAAACTGCTCTGTATAGGATTCCTGGCTAGCCATGCTGGTATCCCAGACATCGACCACAGCACCTTTAACAGCGTCAGCTCCCAAGCGTTTAGCAAGGTTAGCTTTACCAGCAAGGTTAGTAACTTTACCTGCTTTGTCGACAGTCTTGCCCGCCATCATCAGACCACGGACACCTTTAATACCCATGCCGATTTTGCCGACGCCAACCATGCCGACACCAAAGTCAGTGAGGTCACGAATAAAGCCACCCCAACGGGTCTTTGGCATTACCTGTCCGTTGAACTTCCAATCGGAAGCAAACTCATACTCTTCTTCTTCACCCTGTTGTTGAGCATAGAATTTAGGGTCGAGATATTTGCCGAGGTCAACGGTGTTATTCCAGACGTTCTGGACACCAGTAACAACAGCACGACCAGCGTCTTCTAGGTTTTCACCAAGACCAAAGTCCTTAGCTTCTTTCTGTTCCCAAGCAGAGTATTTACCGTTAGGATCAGCAGCATCAACCTTAGCCTGATTTTCGGCTGATCGTTCTTTTTTAGTTTCGTTTAGAGATTGCTCAGGCTTTTCAATTTGAGAATCTGTGTATGCATCCCAGTCAACAGGCTTAGGATCTTCTCTTCTTTCCTCATCTTGAATACGGTTCGGTTCATCAATCATGATCAACCTCCGTATTTAGCTTGACGGGCAGCCTCGAAGTCGGGATCAACTTCAAATCCTTG